TAAATCTTCTACTCGCATTCTTCTTCTGTATTAAATTCACACCATTCTAGGCAATCTCCACATAAATCATCGCTTATAGGGCTTGGCGATGCACCACAACAGTTACTGTACATAATTTTTAGTTTAATTGTTAATACTTTGCAAACATACGAATAATTATTCACATACGCAAGTTTTTTGTTGATTATTTTTCATAAATATCTAAGTAATCCCTAGTTTCCTCTAAATTTACTAAGTCTCTCATATATTCTGTATGTAAATCTACAGTATAGTCAAATAGCTCTGTCATAGTCCTAGAAGTTAGTTCTAATGGTATTTCGCTTGATTTAGAGTATATTTCTACAGTAAATAAGCAATCCCAAGAAGTAAATCTTACATCTACGTCATAATTACCATTATCATACACTATATCCACTCCTTCGTGGTCTACTTCTGGGTGTATATCTCTTACTAATTCAATAATTTCTGCTTGTGTCATCTTTTTTTCTTCTTTTTAGTTAAATAATCTTTTTCTGGTATGCCTTCTATATTAGAAAACCTAGTTCTTAGTTCTGCTCTAGCAAAAGACTTTCTTAGTCCGTCACTACGAACAAGTGTATCGATAGCGTTATTAATATACCTACCTGTACACTCTGTTTGAACAACCTCGTATATCTGATTAGTTCTCAGACACTTAAACTTCTTAAATGTTATTGTATTGTTTGAATCTAGTAATTCCATATGCAAATATACAAAAAATAAATGAGACTACCAAATAATTAACACATATAATTTAAAAATAGTTATCTTTATATACAAAAATAATATATGAATCAAAATTTTAACTTAAATATACCTAAGTCACTAAGAGGCATTAAATTAAAGGACTGGGTTAAGTTCATTGACGTTTACAACAAGAATAAAGACAACGAATCTAATGATTTTCTAAATAAAAAGATGTTAGAGATATTTTGTGATGTAGATTTAAAATCATTACTTAAAATACCTGTTTCTAGCTTTGATACTATTATAGCTCACTTATACGACACCTTAAATTCACAAACACCATTAGTAAACACCTTTAAAATGGTAGGTTCTGATGGAGTAGAGGTTGAGTTTGGACTAATACCAAACTTAGATAAGATGTCTTACGGAGAATGGGAAGATTTAGAGAATTATATTTGGGATAACAAGAGCTTACATAGAGCTATGGCAGTCTTATACAGACCGTTAATATGGCAAATAGGAGGTAAGTATAGAATACACGAGTATCAAGGTACAGACTTTTACGCAGACCTTATGAAAGAGATGCCAATAGATGTAGCTTTAGGTGCTAGGGTTTTTTTTTATCGTTTAGTGAAAAAATTAGGGGATTATACGATGGACTCTATACTCAGTCAATATCAGACGGAAAAGGAGAGCAACTCAGAAGTAGTTTCGGAAGAAAATGGAAAGGTTATCCAGCAATACTTGAACTTGCGCAAGGAGATGTCAGAAGAATTGACGAAGTTACAGCACTCCCCATTCATCAATGCTTAATGTACCTAGAGTACGCTAAAGAGAAAAACGAATTAGAGAATAAGTTAATAAAACAAAGTACAAGATAATGAAACACGTTTACGACATATTAGATGTATTAAGGGATGAGCTTAGAAGCAATCCTTCTGTAAATACGGTCTCCTACGGAGACATAACTGACTTAGATTTAGATAAAACGACAATGTTCCCATTGTCGCATCTACTAATCGATAGCGCATCTTACGGAGAAAGAACTATTACATTCAGAATAAAGGTGTTATGTGCTGATATAGTTGACTACAACCAATCTCCTAGTGATTTTGACGAGTTTTATGGTAATGATAACCTACACGATGTTATGAATACTCAGTTTCAGGTAATTAACTCACTTATAATGAAGTTAATGCGTGGAGACTTGTTCAACTCTAAGTTTCAGGTAACAACAACACCTGTAGCAGAGCCATTTAAAGAGAAATACGGAAATGTATTAGCAGGATGGACTACAGATATAGAAATAGAAGTACCTAACGGAATAAGCATCTGTTAATGGAGAATAAACACTTAAACGAAGCATTAAACGAAGCTGGTAAGCTAATAAAAAGCAAACTTAGGGTTGCTGCATCAGAAGATGGTTTTAAAGCGTCTGGAAGGCTAGATAAGTCTTTTGATTATAGCGTTGTAGCTAATGAACTACAGGTTAAAGCAGAAAAGTACGCAGGAGCTTTGTCAGAAGGTATATCTACAGGAGGTAAAGGAAGCAAAGAGGAGTTTGAGAAGATGCAGTTAAACATTATACAATGGGCAAAGGCAAAAGGTATCAGACCTCAAGTTAGAGACAAGAAAGGTAGGTTTCAGAAAGTTACAGATAGAACTTGGAAGTCATTAGGTTATGTTTTATCAAGAAGTATAAGACGTAAAGGTATATCTAAGCGTTTTGGATACAAAGGTAGTGGCTTTATAACTCAGGTTAAAAGCTCTATGGAGAAAAAGTTAACAAGTATGATACTTGAAGGTTATAAAAAAGATTTACTAGAACAAATAAATAAATAAAAATGGGGTTAATATTAACAAGAAGTCCTTTTCATATAAGTAGAGGTACATTAGACGCTAACGCATCTGCTTTAGTAGAAGTAGGAAGAATAGATGGTGGTGCTGTAGAGGTTTTAGAGGAATATGTTTTAAATTTTAGAGATAAGTACTTTATTGACATATCTAAGCTATGTAGCTCGGCTTACACACCTAACTATTCTTTTGTAGGTGTATGGAATCAATACATAACAAGTGTTGTTGGGGAAGATAATCTCAAGTTCTATGAAAACGGATATATTACAGTAACTATTAGTGGAGAGATAAATGGAGTAGCACAAGCAGACCAAGTTAGTAACTACTTTTGTACAGATGGATATGTTTATTCTTCAGAGAAAATAGATAAAGACTTTGTGACTGAACTAGAAAACAATAGCTTCTATGCTGGTAGCTCAGATACTATATATAAGTTAGATGGCTACAACCTTAGAATACCTATATTAAACCCTAAAGAGTATGCTACAACTAGTAATGTCTATGTTTATTTTATGTATCAAGGCAGTGCTGTTTATACAGATACACTTGCTTACACAAACCTTTCAACTAAAATATCTAGGTGGGGAGGTAATAGCAATATCAATGTTGACGAGATTCAAGTATCTTCAGACTACGGAGTTAAGACTATCAAGGTTAAAGAGATAGAAGAATGCAAGTATAATCCATACAGAATTACATTTAAGAATAAATATGGTGTAATGGAAGACTTATGGTTCTTTAAAAAGTCAGTATCATCTATGAGTGTTGAGGCTGAAGAGTTTAGAGCTAATCAGTTTAAACAAAGAAGTTCTGGAGGTAGAGATAGAGATGCTGGTCTTGTTAGGTCATCTAAAGAGTATGGTAAAAACGGAACAGAATCAATTACTTTAAACTCTGGATTTGTCTCAGAAGAGCTAAACGAGTCTTTTAAGCAACTTATGTTGTCTGAAGAGGTTCAACTATTAGATTCAGATAATGATGTCCTTAAAGCTGTTAAAATTAGCGATTCTTCATTAAAAATAAAGACATCAGTTAACGACAAACTTATAAACTATACAATAGAAGTAGAATTTAGTAATAACATAATAGATGACGTAATTTAATGAACTTACAACCTCAATTATATATAGATACAAGTGGTAATCCATTAGGAGAGCCTACATTTGAAAGAGTAGAGTTCTTTGATTTTGAGTCAATAGAGCTTAACTCTTCATTTCAAGACGTTAGAGACATTTCTAAAGTGTTTACAGACTATTCTAAAACATTTTCTGTTCCTGCATCTCCAACTAACAATAGGATATTTAAGCATTATTATAACTCTAATATAACCAATGGCTTTGATGCTAGAATAAAGCAAAAAGCAGAGATATACTTAAACGGAGTATTATTTAAAGTAGGTTATGCTAGATTAACTAAGGCTACACTTAAAGGTTCAAGACCTCATTCTTATAGGATAACATTCTTTGGTGCTTTAACTAAGATACAGAATGTAATAGGTGTGTCTGAGCTATCTGAGTTATCTTCTTTAGATAAATACAACCATACTTATAACATAGACAACGTAAATAATGGTTTTAGAACAGGATTAGAGCTTTCTAGTACAGGTATGATTACAGGTGCAGGTAAAGATATAGTTTACCCATCTATTTCTGCTTCAGAGAAGTGGTTTTATGATTCTAATGGTTCTACAGCTCCTGTAGAGTTTAATCAAGGTTTTAGTGCTAATATATACGATGAGGAGGGTTTAGGTAATTATGGTATAAACTGGTTAAACCTAAAACCAGCTATAAAAGTTAAACATATCATATCTGCTATTGAAGATAAGTATTCTAGTATAGACTTCTCTGATGACTTCTTTGGCACTGCTGAGTTTGATGATTTATATATGTTACTACATAACAATAAGGGAGTTTTAGCGCCTAAGTCGTCTACTAACGCATACACTTCAACAACCTACAGAATAGGTACTAACAATACCAATTCTGACTTCTTATTAAGTAGTGGAACAGACAGAAGACCTATGACAACCTATTGGGAGGATGTACGCCCTAGTAGAGTTAGGGTTTTTCAATATCACGTCATAGTTGATGTAACTAATGTAGCTAAAAGTGGTGGTGGCACTAATCCTGTGTATGACTTAGAAATACTAGATGGAAACATTGTTATAGAAAGGTTTGTAGGATTAAATGGAGACACTCAAAAGACAGCAGTATTATGTTCAGAGAATAGAAGAGAGTGGGATAACATAAACGTTAGAGTAAGCTCTACAGAAAACGAGTTAGCAACTTTTGACTTAGAGGTTGAGCTAAAGAAGGTTAGGTTTAAAGTATCCGATGCAGGAAGCGATGAATACATTTGTGATGTACAAAACTTTATAAACGATGGTGGTGTTCCTGTAACGGAATCAAGTTACTACCTACCTAGAGTATCTGGAACTCAATCATTAATTCAAAACATAGAGATAACAAAGAATATGCCAAAGATGAAGATAGTAGACTTCTTAACAGGTATATTTAAAGCATTCAACCTTACTGCTATAGTTGGTAGTGATGGTCAAATACAAGTAAAACCTTTAATAGACTTCTACAATACAGGAAACACTATAGATATAACCAATATGGTTGATAATAGTGAAATGGAAGTAAATAGAATGGACTTGTTTAAGAATATAAGTTTTAACTTCTCAGAACCTAAGACTTTTGGAATAATAAACAATAACGAGTTATCTCAAACAGACTATGGTAACTTAGAGTATGAGTCTGTAGCTAACGGAACAGATGCTAGTTTAATATTTGACGGTAAAGACTATAAAGTTAAATTACCTTTTGAGAAAATGTATTACGAGAGGTTATATGATGAAGATAATATAACAGAAAAGACTAGCTTCGGTAATGGGTGGTTGGTAGATAAAGACCAAAACGAAGTTATGACTAAACCTATATTGTTCTTTAATGTAGTTCAGCCTGTTGACTCATCTAAGTTTAAAATAGGATTCTTAGGTAAACCATTAATTACTCAATACAATAGAGCTAGTAATTCAAATGCTTTAGAGTATTGGACTGGTACGGATTGGTATGTAGAGCAAGGAACGAAGAGCATTAACTTTAACGGAGAGTTTGATGAGTTTACCTTTACACTAATTGCTAGAGGGTTATTCAGAAAGTACTATAGTGATTATATATCAAGCGTATTTGACAAAAAGACCAGAGTGTTTAAATTAAAAATGAAAGCTAGTATATCTTTCTTATTAAAGTATAAGATTAATGATACATTGTTGATGAATGGAGAGAAATTCTTAATTAACAACATAAGAACTAATATAACTACAGGTATTACAGACCTTGAGTTAATACTTAAATTCTTCTCTAGTGAAGATGCAGACCCTGTTGGAGACCCTTTAACAACACCTGTAGGCTTATATGAAATACCTACTATTAGTACTGATAAAATAATTATAGGTTGGTTAGCTAACCCAAGTGGAGAGATAGTTAAGGGTTACAAGATTTATGTAGACGGAGTATTGAATCAAACACTCCTTAGACAGACTTCTTATGTTATTCAAGGATTAGATGAGAATACGTCTTACGATATACAGATATCATCTTATGATGCTCAAGGTAACGAGTCCTCATTGACTTCAGTATTAGTAGCCTCTACAGGCTCTTCAGATACAGAAGCTCCTACAGCACCATCTAACTTAATTGTTACTGGTTATACAGATGTATCAGCAGGTTTATCTTGGAATGCTAGTACAGACAATATAGCTGTAACAGGTTACGAGGTATATGTAGATGGAGTGTTAAATCAGACTGTAACAGGAACAAGTCTTAATTTATTAGGATTATCAAGTAATACAGTTTATGAATTTTATGTTAGAGCAAAAGACGCAACACCAAACTATTCAGATATAAGTAACTCAGTACAAATAAGAACATTATGATAATAAAACAAGCATTAGAATTACTAGCTAGTGATGACTGGCTAGTAGCAGATAAGGATATACAAATAGCAAAAGGGTTGTATGAATTACCTACAACCTTTGCAGAGCTAAGAATGAATAACAAACGTAAAAAACTATTGAAATAATGGCTAAAGATGTAAACAATATTATTTATAGAGTAGAAGTAGATGCTAAGTCTGGTAAGATAAGCATAGATGGTTTAACTAAGAGTTTTGAGCAAGCTGACAAGGCTTTCTTAAAGATGCGTAAAGATATAGCTAAGGGTGTTCCAGATGCAGCCAAAAATATGAAAAACTTAGGAGATGCTACAGGTTCTGCTACTTCTGCAACAATGGAACTTTCTAGGGTTATATCCGATGCACCTTATGGTATTAGAGGTATGGCGAATAACATTACTCAGTTGGTTTCTCAGATGGGTACTGCATCTTCAAAGGCTGGAGGGTTAGGGAACGCTATAGGACTTATGAGAAAACAGCTTATGGGTCCTCTAGGTATTGTGTTTGCTATAACTGCTGCTGTATCTGCGTTAGACTTCTTCTTTGGAGCTAACAAGAAAGCTGAGAAAGGTGTTGGAGACTTGACTAAGAAAGTTTACGCTAATGGCTTAGTTATGAGAGGATACGTAAACGAATTAGAAGATGTTAGTATATCTGAAGAAAGAAGAGCTGTAGTTGTTCAAGAGTTAATAAAAGGAGTTCCTACGCTTACTGAGGCTGACCTAGAGTACGGAAAGAACCTAGATGAAGTTAGATTTAAAATAAAACAATACACACTAGCTCAAGCAGCTAGGATAGAAATGGATAAGCTGGTTGAAGAAAATTCAGAGCTACTATCTAAACAAATGAGGATAGATGCAGTTAACGCTACTGAAAACCAAGAAGAGAAATTAAAGTTAATTAAAGGACTTTTAGAAGAAGAAGGTATTGAGTTGGAAAAGTTAGTCAACAAATCTTACTCTATGGGTCAGAAGAGTCTAACATTAAGAAAAAAGACTAACGCTGAGTTAATAGCTGAATTCAAAGACTTAGCTAAAGGTGTAAAAAAAGAATCAGACCCTATACTAGAAAGAATAGAGAGAATAAGTCAAGGATTAGCACTAGACCCATCAAAATCAGGTGGCTCTAAATTAAAGAAAGCTAAAAGAGATAGAGTTAAGGCTTTTGATACAAAGCAATTAAGGAAAGATGCTTTATCTTACGTAAGACAAATACAATCCGTAAACGAAAAGATAGCACTACTTTCAACTAAAGATAAAGCTAGTAGACTTATAATACAGAGAGATTTCCATATGAAGAGATTGCTAGAAACTAGCGATGCAAATTCTGAATTAGTAAAGGCTTGGAGAAAATACTATGCTAAAGTAATAGGTATAGCGGAAGATGCTAATATACAGAAAGCTGAGGCTGATTTATCTTTCGGAGAGAGAGGTGGACTATCTCCAGAGCAATTAAAGCAATTTGAACTAGATAGAAGAACTGCTAGAATAGAAGGTATGATGGAAACAAGTCAAGCTATATCTGGGTTTATGGATTCTGAGTTTGAAAGAGAAATGACTATAGAGCAGAACAAGACTAACGCTTTAAACAATGAACTTAGAGAAAGATTAAATAACGAGAACTTGTCTAAATCAGAAAGAAAAAGCATACAATTAGAGATAGCTAGAAATGATGAGGAGTTAAGAAAGAAGCAAGAAAAGATAGAGAAGAAAAGATTTAAAATGCAAAAGGCTGCTAATATCTCTCAAGCATTAATATCTACTTACCTAGCTGCTGCGCAGGTTCAAGCTAGCCCAATGTTCCCAGACCCTCTAAGTAAAGGTATAGCAATGACTGCAACAATAACTAGTGGGTTATTAAACGTAGCTACATTGGCTAGACAAAAGTTTCAATCTAGTGCAGGAGCTACATCAACTGCTGGTGCTTTAGGTGGAGGTGGTTCTGGTGGTAACGATAGAAGTTTTAACTTTAATTTAGCAGGAGCTTCTAGGGAAAACCAACTAGCTAATACATTACAAGGTAGATTTGACCAACCATTACAAGCATACGTTGTTGGTCGAGATATAACAAATCAACAGCAGTTAGACGAAGAAATTACGAGTTCTGCAAGCTTTGGTTAAAAATAAAACGGAAATAATAAAAATAGTTAACTTATTAAATAAATATTATGGATACAATAGAATTAATTATAGACGAACAATTAGGAGAAGAGGGCATAAACGCTATCTCTCTAGTAGAGTTTCCTGCTATAGAAGAGAACTTTGTAGCTCTTAGTAAAGACCAACATAAAGTTGAGTTTAAAACTGTAGATAAAGAGAAAAGAATTATTGTAGGATTAGCATTAGTTCCAGATAAGCTCATATATCGTCGTAGAGGCGATTACGAGTATAATATAACATTCTCTAAGGAAACTGTAAGAAAAGCGTCTGAGCTATACTTAAAACGTCTTAAAAACAATAATACAACGTTAGAGCATCAAGAATTTACTTCTGGTGTATCTGTAATTGAATCTTGGATAGTAGAAGACCCTAAACAAGATAAAACTGCTTTATATAACTTAAATGCTAAAGAAGGAGATTGGGCAGTAGTTATGAAGATAGATAATGATGCTGTATGGCAAGATGTAAAGAATGGTAAATATTTAGGTTTAAGTATTGAGGGTATCTTTAGTGATAAGAGAGAGGATATGAGTGTTGTAGAGGATATGACTGAAGAAGAAGCTAAAATATTATTACAAGAAATAAAAGACTACCTAGAGAATGAGAGCAAAGTACTGTAAATCAAAGAATACATATACCATAAAAGACTGTAAGAATTGTAAGTGTCAATACTATTGGAAACAAGGTATTGGCTCTATACATAATGACGACCACGTATCTAATATTGTTAACCAAGATACTGAAAGGGTAGAAACACATACTGCTTCTGTAAAGACCTCACAAGAGGGTAATGTTACAAACATAGACACAACAAGAACTATTAATAATTAAAAATAAATTTTATGATTAGAAACACAAGCTTTAATGTTAGACCAGACAAACATACGTCTGCTGAGATAGCATCTTTAAAGCCAGAAGAAAGTGTTATTGTTTACGACACTGATGAAAAAGTAAATAAGTTTTGGAATGGAACTGAATGGATTAGTGCAGATGGTTCTAGTGGTCAAGCAGGATACTCAAGAACTACAGCATTTGTAGACTCATCTGTAAGCTACACCGCACAAGATGTAGATGCAGATTTATACAAAGTGTTTAGTTTTAATAGAGCTAATCATTTAGCTAACGATAATCCTTATTGGACTACACCAACACCTAGTGGAAATACAGGTATAGGTTTATTTCAAGGAGCTAACTTACCTAGTGGAGTTACATCTTTAATGGATTACGATTATGTATTTAACGATAATTACCCTTCTAACGGAACTACAGGATTTGAAGGTAGTACAGGTAGAATTAAATTAAACGAGTTAGTGTATGGAGACCAATTAAGAGTGCGTTTTGACTTTAATGTAATACCTCAGATAGCCAATACAACTGTAGAGCCTGCTTTGTGGTATTCTAACAGGAATGACAGTGACGATATTACATTTACCTTTCCATTAACAGCACAGCCTATATTTTATGGTGGTGGTACTGTAGGTAACTCGTACTTAAACAGGGTAGAGATTTCAGCGTGGATAACAAGTAATGAAGATGTAAATGCTTTGACTCTTCCTGCTATTAAATCAGACAACCCTATTATAATTGAACCTATTGGAATATTAATAACCGTAATAAGATAATAAAATGATAAAGATATTAAGAAACGAACAGGGAAACTGTATAAACTTTGAAGGAAGTTCTAACCCTACATATTGGAACGCTTGTTTAAGTGGAGAGGTTGATTCTCAAGACTCAAATGCAGTAAATGTAGTAAACGATGTTATTACTTCTGAAACAGGAATCACTGAGTATGAGTTCTATAAAATACCATATACAGAGTTTGTAGATAGAGATGGTAACAGTTTTGCAGATGCTCAAGAAGCTGCAGACTATATAACATCACAAGCCAATGTAGTTGGACTAGGTGGTGGAGGTACTGACCTAACAGATGTATCCGTATGTTTCAAACTAGATGATACAAGTACTTCTATAATGTTAGATAACGGATATAGTTATGGTGTAAACACAATTAAAGCTACAAATACAGGAGATGGACTAATAACCATACAATCTGAATTAGGTAGTATAATTCACTTTACAAAACTAGACCATACAAACGTATGTAATGGAGAAGGTAATCATATTAGCGGTGGTTTAAATGACGTTATAAACTACTTAAATGAGTTATTTACTGTAGGAGCTTTTGAATCTGTTGTGATATCAGACCCTTACTCAACTATGATAGCTGATGTAAGTGGTGTAGACACTACTGTATCTTATATAGGATATGGACTTGACCCTGTAGGGAATGATGTTTATGGTTCTACTAGCACTAACTCTCAGAATGGTTTATTGTCTACTGAGACTATAGACCAAGCAGGAGAGTACTTTACTTTTGATATTAGAGTAGAAGGTACTATTGGCTTTGGTTTAGTACATACTCAAGATAGTTATGATGCAGGATATTACAACGGTAATTCAACTTATGCTGACCCTACTACTTTTGGAATATCTAACTCAGGACATAGTGGATATCAATTTTCACATTGGTTTCACCCAACGCCTAATGGTTCTTGGACTAACTACGGAGCTAATACTTCTGCTAGTTACAGAAGTGGATGGTACAACTTCACAGGTACTCAAGAGCAAACTGATTGGTTAAACGGAGACCCTATCAAAGTAAGAGTAGGTCTTGATGAGAATGGGTTTATATCTATAGATACCTTAAGAGATGGTGTAACTTGGGAGCCTCACGCTAGAACTTCATATCCTGTACCTCAAGGTTCTGAATACAGGCTAGGTATTAAAACTAATCACACAGGCGCTAGAGTATTTAGCTTGCCAAAGGTTCACTTATTAAAAGTAGATGACACACCTACTACTATTGGAGACACAAATATAACTCTATTAGGAGATGCCTTAGGTACTTTAAATGATGGGATTGCAACAGCTTCAGGTACTAATTCAGATAATGGATTTATCACTGAAGAAGGACTAAGTGCATTAGGAGAATACTTCGAGTTTGAAGTGAACTTAGGTTCAAACCATACAGTTTCTTTAGTTGATGCGGACACACATTCCATTGCAACTATTGCCGCTGACACTTCTACAGACTTAATAAACCCTTATGTATACTTCGGTCAACCTATTAACAACTTAGGTGCTGTAACTTTAAATCAACATAATTGGTCGGGATTACCTGCTACTGAAGGTAACAGATTTGCAGCAACTAACTTTAGGATAGGTTTTGACAATCAAGGCAAACTTACAGTGTGGAGCTCTACAGATGGTGTTAACTTTATCGTAAGCAAACACTTATCCTCTGCTGCTGTGAATGGAGATTATAGACTTATGTATATAGGTAGAGATGTGGGAGCTACATTCGAGTCCTTATCAAAAGGTCAATTAACTGCAGCACCTACTATGTATTTCAGACACATAGAGAGCCCTGATGGAGTATTTAACTACCCTTTATTCGCTACTGAAGAAGAGGCTAAGTACTATCACGAGACTACAGCAGGAGTATCTGAAGGCGTAACGCATACACATACATACGCTGACGACCCTACAAACACTACTTGGTATATGCCTGATAACGGACAAATGGCAGGAGTAAGCGCTCCCTACAATATGGTATTTGACGGGCAGACAGTTTTGTTTACCGAGATAACTAGCTTAACTAACTCTGATTTAACACCTACTCAATTTAGTGGTAGTGATATAACTCAAGAGGAAGGTACTGCTGTAAATTTACAAGTAACTCCTGCAGGTGCATCTTGGTCTACTAGCGTATCTATTACACCTAGTGGAAGTGGATTAGTATATGATAACTATTCTACTATTCAAGGTACTTTAACTGATGTTGGAGCAGATACTACTTATACTGTTACAGTAACAAGAGCTAACTCTTATGGTAGTTCAACTGGTAGTCTAACTATAACAGCTACAGATGTAGCTCCAGTTCAAACTAACGATACATCTTGGACTAAGGCTTTAGATTTTAGTGGTGGTAGTGAGTACTTAAAACAAGCAGCTAACTACTATACAGTAAGTCCTTTGCATATGAATGGTTATGCTACGAACATTGCTGCACCTAGTAATTCAGGTTATACTGCTAATGGTAGTAGTGTTAGACCTTTTGCTACTGCTATAGTATTCAAGATAGACAATGTTTCGTCAAACCAACATATTTGGAATAGTGGAGAAGGAGCTGGAACAAATGATGACAATATGTATTTAAGACTAGACTCTAGCAAGAAACTATACTACGGTTGGGGACGTGAAGGACAAGGGTATAACGAATGTACGATTCAAGCAACAGCACTTGGGCACAATGATTGGTACGGAGTTTACATAGCTAATAACGGAACTAGACAAAGTGGTTCAAACGCTACAGCAACTGCATTAGCAGCAATGTTTGATATTAGATTAATGAATAGTGGAAGTAATAACTGGACTATTGGTTCTAACTTATCAACTTCTTCAGCTTGGACAAGCACTGGAGCTGATATGGATAAAGCTATTACAGGAGAGTTAACTATAGGTGGTAGAGGTTCTAATAGAAGTTTTCAAGGTAAAGTAGCTTCTATGGTAGTAACTACATTGAGAATTAATCAACCTATGCCTACTGATACTGAAATTGATTTAATGATTACTGACCCTACAAAGTGGATGGATGATTATAAAATTGGTGAACTATTTAGACCTATTACTTCAGCAGGAGACTTTTCTAACTTTGCTATTGGTACTGAAAGTTGTTATCGTGCAACTCAAGTATGGTTAATGGGAGATGGTACTTATGACGCTTACCCTAACGGTATTCGAAATCAAGCTGGACCTGAAGACCAAAACACCACTGAGTTGCAGTTTAACAGTATGGTATCTAATGATATAGAAACTGTGAACATTAACGGATTAACATAACAAACTACAAGCCAGAGGGTTATTAAGTTAACCCTTTGGTTATTAGTGTTATATGTTTGAATATAAAACAGTTAGAATAAAAATAGTTATATTAATATATAAAAACAATCAATTATGAACAGTAAAGAAATTCTTACAAGCATCAAAGAATTAGTAGGCTTATCGAAAGAGGAAGTTGCTAAGGAAGTTGAGGCTACAGAAGAGGTTGTCTTATCTACAGAAGAGGTTGCTGAAGAGGTTATCGAAGAAAAAGTTGAAGAGGTAGAGTTATCTACAGAAGAGACTAAAGAAGAGGTAATTGAAGAAGCAGTTGAATTAGCTGAAGAGAAAGAAGAGCCTAAGAAAGAAGCTGCACCTGCAGTGGAAGCACCAGTTCAAATGAACTTTGCTACTCAAGAAGAACTATCTCAAGTTAAGCAAGAATTGTTATCTATGATTAAAGCAATGATGGAAGACAAATCTGATTATGCTGAGGCTGATGTTCCTGCTAAATTATCTGCTGAAGAAAAAGAGGCTGTAGAGCTTTCTGAAGAAGTAGAAGAAGAAGTAGTGCATTCTCCTGAGAGTGTAACTGAGACTAGACAGAAAAATTTTAATAACAAAGGAATGACTGCTGCCGAACGAGTGTGGTCAATGATTAATAATTAATTAAATTAAATTTAAAATTCGCTAAAATTATGGCAACAAGTACAAGTATTACTACTACCTATGCTGGAGAAAGTGCTGGGAAATACATCTCGGCAGCTTTATTAGCTGGTAACACAATCGCTAACGGAGGTTTAACTATTAGACCAAACGTTAAATTTAAAGAAGTTGTAAAAAGATTAGAATTAGACGGTATCGTAAAAGATGGTACTTGTGATTTCGCTGACACTTCTACATTAACACTTACTGAAAGAATCCTTCAACCAGAAGAATTTCAAGTAAACTTAGAATTATGTAAGAAAGATTTCCGTTCTGACTGGGATGCTATCTCAATGGGATATTCTGCTTTCGATAACTTACCTTCTTCTTTCCAAGACTATTTAATCGGTCACGTTGCTGCTAAAGTAGCACAGAAACAAGAAATCAATGTATGGAGAGGAGCTAACGCTACTGCTGGAGAGTATGATGGTTTTTCTACTTTATTAGCTGCTGATGCTGATTTACCTGCTGCAAACGAAGTTGCTGGTACTACTGTAGACGCTTCTAACGTTGTAGCTGAATTAGGAAAAGTTGTAGATGCTATTCCTGCTGCTTTATACGGAAGAGATGACTTAATGATTTATGTTGCTCAAAACGTATTTAGAGCTTACAAGAGAGCTTTAGGTGGTTTCCAATCTGGAGGTCAAGGAGCTGCTGGTTTCCAAGATAAAGGAAACAATCAGAATATCAATATCGAGAGCTTTGATGGTGTAAAAATCTTTATGGCTAACGGACTTGCTTCTGATACTATGATTGCTACTACTAAAGATAACTTACATTTCGGAACTGGTTTGATGTCAGACCAAAACGAAGTTAAGATTTTAGATATGGCTGACTTAGATGGTTCTCAAAACGTAAGAATCATTATGAGATTTACTGCTGGTGTTCAGTATGGAATTGTTGAAGATATCGTAACTTACGGAATCGTTAACGCTGCTAACTAAGATTAGTATAATATAAACTAAAAAGGGTAGGTAGTTAATCTGCTTACCCTTTTTTATTAACTTTTAAAAATATATAAATAATGAGTTGTGATATTTCAAGAGGTCGTTTAGAGCCTTGTAAAGATTCAGTTGGTGGATTAAACGCTGTTTACTTCGTTAACAAAGGAGACTTAGGTGCTGTTACCTATGACTCTACAGACACAGATGTTATTGATGCTGTTGCAGGAACACCTTCTGCATACAAGTTTGACATCAAAGGAGCTTCTACTTATACGGAGAACATTACTTCTTCTCGTGAGAATGGAACTACTACTTTTGAACAAGTTTTAGAGCTTCAATTAACTAAATTAACCAAAGAAGACCATAAGACAGTTAAGTTATTAGCTTTCGGAAGTCCTACTATTTTAGTAGAAGACAATAACGGAAACGTATTTGTTGCTGGTTTAGAACACGGATTAGATGTATCTGGTGGTACTATCGTATCTGGAGCTTCTATGGGAGATATGAGTGGATATACTTTAACATTCTCAGGAATGGAGAAAGCACCTGCTAACTTCTTAGGAGATACTATTTCTGCTGTAGGTTTTACAGTTACTGAAGGAGTATAATAAAGAATACCTTAAATACTAATTAAAGCCTTGCATTATGTGAGGCTTTTTTTATTTAAAACAAAATAATTAAAAATAGTTATCTTAGTATGATAATATTACAACCAATAACAACATCTCAATCAATATCTATAATGCCTAGAGTAGACTTATCTACTGTTATAACATTATCTATTAGGTTAAGAAGAGATGGAGATGCTAAGTCTGAAACAATAACTGATGCAGTAGTGGGTAGTGATAGTAATTTCACAACATTAGACTTCTCTAGTTCTATACTATCTGAAGGCTCTACTTACTTTATGGAGATAGAAGCAGATGATAACTTAGCTTATAGAGATAAAATATTCTGTACTAGTCAAAACGACTATACGGTTAAGCATATAATATCTCAAGATAGATATACGCAACCTACAGGAGAGATAAATGATAATACATACATTATATAATGGAGAATAAGAAACAACAACAAAACGTAAGGGTACTTAACTTATCATCTTACGAAGCACCAGAAGTAAAAGAAGTTCACAATAGAGATTGGGTTTCTTGGGGAGACGATAATAACTACTTTGGTAGACTTATTGACTTAGACACTTCTAGTCCAACTAACGCTAGATGTAATAATGGTATTGCTGATATGGTATTTGGTAGAGGTATAGAATCTACTAACTCTGAGTTGTTACCAGAACATTATGTAAGAATGAAAAAGCTATTAAGACCTAGAGAAATCAAGAAGGTAGTAATAGACAGAAAGAAATTAGGACAAGCTGCAATTAAGCTTACCTATAATAGAAATAAAACTAAGATATTAAAAGTATCTCATTTCCCTATGGAGACTTTAAGAGCTGAAAAAGCTAACTCTAAAGGAATTATACAAGCATACTACTATCATCCTAAATGGTCTGACGCTAAACCTAGTGACAAGCCTAAAAGAATACCTTGTTTTAAACACGGAAGTAAATCACAAAGAGAAGAGATATATATAATTAAGCCTTACAGAAGTGGGTTTTACTATTACTCTACTCCTGATTACCAAGCTTGTTTACAATATGCTGATTTAGAATGTGAAGTATCTAACTACCATATATCTAATATACAAAATGGATTAGCTCCTAGTTTATTTATTAACTTTAACAATGGTATTCCTAATGAAGAAACTCAAGGTGCTATTGAAAGAAAGATTAATGATAAGTTTGCAGGTAGCTCTAATAGTGGTAAGACAATCATTGCATTTAACGAATCATCTGAAACACAAGCTAATATAGAAGCTATACACTTACCTGATGCTCACGCTCAATATCAATTCTTATCTGATGAAGCTAGAGAAAAGATTATGTTAGGTCACGGTATTGTATCTCCTATCTTATTAGGTATTAAGGACAACACAGGGTTTGGTAATAATGCAGAAGAATTAAGAACAGCATCTGTATTAATGGATAACGTTATTATTAGACCATTCCAAGATGAGATTAAATATTGTTTAGAAGATATATTAGAATTTAATGGTATCGTACAAGACTTATACTTTGTAACATTACAACCTATCGAGTTTACAGAACTAGATAACATATCTACTAAGATTAGAAAAGAAGAAGAAACTGGAGAGAAATTATCTTCACAATCTAACGAAGACTTTTCCGAAGAACAAGGAGATGATATGCTAGAGCAATTAGAGGGTCTAGGAGAGGTTCTAAGCGATGATTGGGAAGTTGTGCATAGTGAAAGATATGAAGAAGACTTAAGTGACGTTAAAATGGCTGAAATCAAGTCTAGCAATAAATCATCTAAAGAAGATAGTGATATCTATAAAATTAGATATGCTTATATGCCTGTAAGAAAGTCTCCTAATAGTAGAGATTTCTGTAAGAAGATGGAAGCGTTTACTTCTAGGAATATAGTGTTCAGAAAAGAAGATATTAATATGATGTCTTTTAGAGGAGTGAATAGTAAGTTAGGACATAATGGTCAGAATTATAGTTTGCTAAAATTCAAGGGAGGTAAAAATTGCCATCACTTTTGGGAACTTAGAGTATTTAAACTAAAAGGAGATAAAAGAGTAGACCCTGATTCAGCTTACGAGAAAGGTTTAAGCGAGCCTAACAATCCAAGTGAGATGGGAGAGAGAATGATTGACAGAGCAGACAACGGAGCATACAGAAGTACATTAAGTAAAATTAAAAACATATTAGGACTATGAAAGCATTATTCATAAGTATAGCAGACTTAAAAGCAAAATCTATTATAGATGGTAATACAGATGCAGATAAGCTAATTCATCAAATTGAGGTAGCACAAGATATGCATATACAAAACTATTTAGGTGGTAAACTATATGATAGGCTACAGGACTTAATATTATCAGGAGATATAGACTTACCTGCTAATAGTGATTATAAAGCTCTTAGAGACGTTTATATTAAGCCTATGCTAATATGGTTCACTCAGTTAGAGTACTTGCCATTTGCTATGTTTAAAATAGATAATGGAGGTATAAACAAGCATAGAGGACAAGAGTCAGATACAGTAGACTTTAGAGATGTAGATAGAATGCAAAGTAAGATTACAGATAGAGCTGAGTTCTATACTAAAAGATTCTTAGATTATATCTGCTTTAATAGTCAGAAGTTTCCTGAGTACAATAGTAATAGTAATGGAGATATGTATCCTGATAAAGATGCAGATAGCTTTTCAAGTTTCGTACTATAATGAGTGTGAAAGCAAAATATAAAACAAAAGTAAAGAATATAATTAAGCTAGAAGCTTTTTATAATAAGATTAATAAACAAACACAAAATAAAGATGGCAAACGAAATATATCCAGTTAGTTGGTGGGGTAGTCCAGTAGAGAATGGCTGGGGAGGTGTCTACTACAGTTACGCAAATAATTTTGAAGATGTTGTAATTCCTTTTGGAATGAATATACCTTTACCTTTTACTATGGAGACAAACGGAAGTTCTTATAGAGTATCTGAAGATTTTGATATAAAAACAAGAGCTAATATAACAGTGAATACAACTTACTATGTTGATTCTGTGTCTGGTAGTGATTCTAATGATGGGTTAACTGAATCTACACCATTACAAACATTTACAGCAGCTAATTCAAAAGGTGATGCTGACAGAATATATTTAAAAAGAGGTAGTTACTTTTATAAAAATCAAAGAACTAGACAAATATTAAGACCTGTAGAGGTTATAGCTTATGGAGAGGGAGATAAACCAATTATAACATCAGACGTAAGTAATCAATTTGGTTCTTTTTCTCAAACATCTAACTATTACTCTGCATCTGCTTCAGATTTTGTATCTAAAGTTTTTGATAAGTCAAGTTTAGATTTATATGGACAACCAATGGTTTATACAAATGCAGGAAGTATTGCAAATGTTGACTCAACTCAAGGTAGTTATGTTTGGATTGGAGGAGTAATTTACATTAGAACTTTTGATGATAGAACTCCAGATTCTAGCTTAATATATTTAGATAACCAATGTTATGGGCCAACACTAGATGTCTCTCAATACTTTGAGGATATAGACTTTTTTGGTAGTGTTCAAATGCAGAATAGTTCTTCAGCTGGAGGTGCTAAATCTTATTTCTTAAATTGTGATTTAAAATACGGAGAACATCAAGTATTTGGTCAAGATGAATCTATCTTTCAAAATTGTAATGTAGAATCACTAACTGGAGATGCTTTAAATATAGATGATAGAAATAGTGTTTCAAGTAATGTGTACGAGGTAAGTTCATTTTTCACCAATTACAAAAAAGGACAAACAAACTCTCAAGGGTCTACTTTACACGGATTATCAAGTGCATTAAGTATAGATAGTACATACACAAAGACTGGTGGGCAATGTATTGGTGATACTGGAACTGGTCAAAGGTATATATTAGGGTGTTCTTTAGGAGACTCTGTTGCTGGAGTTTCTCTAGTCACTCAGAATAAATGTTACATAGAAGGAAGTAATTTACATACAGACGCTATTTCAATAGAAATATCTTCAACTGGTGTTGTTTGTTATGAAAACAATACTCTAGATGGTATTGTAGATAGTCAAGGTGAGTATAATCCATATTTGGGTAGTGAGCTAGTTCCAAATGGTAACTTTTCCACTAATAGTGATTGGATATTAGATACTGGTTGGAGTATAGACCAAGCTAATAATAAAGCAACTATTGATGGTAGTCAAACATCAACATCATCATTACAATCAGGTCGTGTAACTGGTGTTCAAAATGAGTTAGTAAAATTATCTTTTGAAATTAAGGATTATTCTGCTGGAGCAGTTTCGGTAACTTTACAAGGAACAGGCGCTCTTGAGTTTAATAGTCTTGCTGCTGATGGAGTTTATGAAGCATTTGCAACATCCTCAGAATTATCACCAAGAGTTGCAGTAAATGCTAATTCATCGTTCGTAGGTTCTGTAGCAAATGTATCAATTAAAAAAGTTTGTTAACCTTAGTATTCTAATACAACTAACCAATGAAACTAGCACTACTAAAAATACTAGAAATAATACTACCTCAATTTATTAAGTCTATCTTTAAGAAGAAAGAAAAGAAGAGGTTAATAATAGAATTAGAAAACCACGATGTATTCTCTACTCTTGATAGGGTTAGAAATGAAGTGGCTAATTTAAAGTTTTATACTCACGGAGAGTATGATAAAGTAAAAACTAGGATGTGCTATGATTTCACTAAACATAAGTCTATTAAGTGTTCTGCTAGAATGTTAGAGATTGTAAGAACTAAGGATATAGATACTATGGATAGAGATAAGTTAAAGAAGTTTATACTTCTAGAACAAGGAGATATGCATAGAGAATACATTAAAGCTATAAGAATAGAGTGGGACTTAAAAGGAGTTAGTCCTCAAGACGTAGATTACGTTATACATTTATTTGAAAAGTTTAGATACGATGTAATAGTTTCTTTTGAACATAGAATAAACTCTATATTTGGAAGTAGTTACAATAAAGATAATTTTACCTTAATGCTTGCAGTACTAGAGATGTGGGCTATGGGAATAGATTTACTACCTAGAGATATGTCAACTACGTTTGAGTCTCTTAATGGTAAGTTTAAAGATATAAAATACCTAAGTTAATATGAGCAAATATTTTAAAGAGATAGAGTATAAGATGGATAAAGACTTTTTAGCTAAACTAGATGATGCTAGAGAGTTTGCAGGATTTCCATTCTTTATAAACTCTGCCTACAGAAGTCCAGACCATCCAGAGTCTATTAAGAACCCTACTTCAAGCCATATAAAAGGTTTAGCAGTAGATATTAGAGCTAGAGATAGTAAGACTAGGTATCTTATAATAGATGCTCTTATGCACGTTGGTTTTAATCGTATTGGTATTGCTGATACTTTTATTCACGTTGACGATGATAGAAATAAAGCTTGTGGTGTAATATGGACTTACTAATGTTTATATTCCATACAGCTATGTTACTTAGTGGAGCTACACTTCCATTAGAAGTTGTTAAATACCCTAAAACACTAATGCTAATAAATAGGCTAGCTTTAATAGCCTTAATAATATACTTAATGTTATGAGTGATAAAAAATTAAAGAATAATGGTAAAGGTACTTTCTTTGGTAACTTACTAAGAGGTTTAGTTAAAACAGGTAAAAAAGCATCTCCTATATTTGATGCTATAACTGGTGGTAAAGTTTCTAATATACTTGAAGCTATTACTGGTAGCAAAGAATTAAATGCTGTTGAGAAAGAAATGTTAGTTAAAGAACTAGAACAAGATGTAATAGAAATGCAAGAGATAACTAAAAGATGGAGTTCTGATATGTCTAGTGATTCTTGGCTGTCTAAGAATATAAGACCTTTAAGCTTAGCTTTTTTAACTATAACACTATTTATCTATGTTATACTAGATAGTTCATTAGACACCTTTAAAATAGACTCAGAATGGATATCTTTATTAGGTAATCTATTAATGTTAGTATATGGAGGATATTTTGGAGCTAGGACACTTGAAAAGATTAGAAAGAATTAAAATATTATTTATTAATACATAAATACCTACGTCTTTATTGACTTCGGTATTTATTCGGTTAGATGTAGCGTAAGAATCATCTTTCGATAATTCACTTGACCTAAGTAGCAATTAGATACAATCCTTCCATAGGCGTAAAAATTACATACGGCAAACATACAACTTTTATATTCATTTACCAAATAAACTTATCAACAATCTTAATTACCAATGTTTAGAACTATATTTGGTAGTTTAATTTATTATACTTATATTTAATGTATGGGAGGAGGATATAGATACAAAAAGAACTTTAGCGACTTCACAACTACATATACAGATACTTATACTAA